AAAATCTTAAGACATATTTTTAAACATATTTCTAACATATTTTCAAAAATACTCTAACAAATTTTATCACTTCGTGAAATCATATGTTTTTTTATTTCAAATTTATTTTAAATATTACGTATGTTTAAACATATTTTATAACATATGTTTTTTCTTTATTCTTTTGCTTCTTTTCTTCTTTCTTTTTTAAATTGATTGAAGGGGATGAAATGATGTATCTATATCCATCATCCAACTAAATAAAATTTATAAAGATTCTACGGATGTTTAAGACGTATTCTTATAACGGATGTTATTCTCTTTAAAATTTTTCTTCTTAAGACATATTTTTAAAATATATTCTTTTTAAGATTCTTAAAGGTATTCTTAATTGTAGGTGTCGGACACTTAGGTAGTAGGGTGTCGGACACTTAGGTAGTAGGGTGTCGGACACTTAGGTAGTAGGGTGTCGGACACTTAGGTAGTAGGGTGTCGGACACTTAGGTAGTAGGGTGTCGGACACTTAGGTATTTTCATTTATAGGATAACGGTTTATAGGGTAACCAGAAACCCGCAAGCCTATAAAAATATCAAATTGTCATCTCGACATTGCAAAAATGAAAATAATTCAAAATAAATTTATAATTAGTCAATCTTTTTTAAAATAATATCTATTTATATTAAAATAAAGTAAACTTAAATATATAAACACCAAATTTTAAATCTACAATATTAATAGAAGGCAGAAAATTTATTAAAATAAATTCAACTTAAATCAACAAAATTAAAAAATTCAACTATTTATAATAAATAAAAAGATTAGCTATCTTTTTATTAAACTCACCAGTGGTTTAAGTGGTACTGTTCCACTGGTGAGATTTTCTAACACTACCACATAAATAATCAATAAAAAAATCCAGTACCATGGAAGCAGAATTAAAAATATCAAAAGATTACACCTTTATCGCAATGCCTAAAAAATTATCGTATTATTTAAATGTATATCAAAGATGTGTTTATTGTACATTATTAGATTACCAACAAATGAAAGGTTCTGAAAAATTTGAAATTGCAATTTCGTATATAGCTAAAAATTTAGATATAAGTAAAACAAAAGTTCAATATACTATTGATGAACTTATTCAACTAAATTTAATAAACAAAGCATTTAAAATAGGCGAAAAATCAACTTACAGTATTAATAAAGAAAAAATCAAAGAATTTGACTTATTAACGAGTGATGAAATATTTAAATTAAGAGAAACAACAAATACATATAAGGCAACCAGAAAAACACCAACAAAAAAGATCAAATCAAATGTTGATGATACTATCGTTTCATTACCAATTCAGGAACCAATTAAATTTATACCAATTATACAACCAGTACAGGCACCAGTACAACCAACAGCAAAGCAAATTTCAAAGGAATATCAACCAGAATCTTTTATTATAGAAGAAGAAGAAGAAGAAGAAGAAGAAGACAGCGAAGAAGAAACAGAGGTTGAAAGCATATACATTGATTCAGATGAAATTGATAATACAGTATTGATTGATAAATTTGAACATTATATTTTAACAAACAATGATAGAAAATATCCTTATACTGATGAAACATTTCCGCATATTCCAGATAACTTTACTTTTGAAGAAATTAAAATTTTAAAGGATAATATTGGAAATATGGAAAAAATTGGGAAAATGATTGGAATGAAAAGAAGAACAGAAAGAGATTTAAAAGATTTTTCACGCTTTCCAGCCGAAAAAATAAAAGTATTAGAGCCAAATTTTTAAAAAATAAATTTCAAATAAATCAACAACAATAAAATAAAAATAACCAACTAATTAAAAAACAAACACTATGACAGATTTAAAGAGTAACAAAAAAGATTCAATTGATGTATATATTGAAAAAGATAATAATGAGGAACTATCATATATCTTATATAATTATTACAGTTATGAAATTATCGATGGAAAAATAATTAATGATGAAAAAAATTCTATCAAAATTCGTTCAAATAATTTTAAAATTGATGAGGAAAATGAATTGATTAACTTCTATAATTCAAAAGATGAACTATTAATTACAATGCCAGCTGGAAAAGATAATATTGAAAAAATGGAAAATAAAGAAGAAAGTATAAATTCATTTTGCAAGAAAATAGAAACAAATAACCTAAATAAATTTTAATTCTAATCATTTTATAATTTATTTTTTTGGAAAGTGTTGCACGCGATGTGTAGCACTTTTTTTTTTTGCCTTTTTAATTGATTTAAGACACTTTTTAATCAAAAGCTGACAATTCAATACATATATAATATAAATAAAAAAATAAAATGGCAAAATATAAAATAGATTCTGATTTGGAAAAAGAAGTACAATCGTATATGAAAGATGTACTATCCAAATTAAAATCAGATAATGAAAAAATTGATGAAACATATACAGCGGCTTTAACGATGTTGGCCGAAAATTATAACATGTTCATCAAATGTCGGGAACAAATAAAAAATGATGGTTTAACTTTTAAAGACAGATTTGGAAATGTCAAGACACATCCGCTTTTAAAAGTTCAAAATGATAGCCAGATACAAGCCATGAAATTATTTAATGAATTTGGTTTCACTTCAAAATCTGATGGAAAAATAGGTACAACAGAATCAAATGAAGAAGAAACACCGTTAACTGGTTTCTTACAAAATAAAATGAAAAAAGAAGTTAGATAATTAATGACGGGATGGGAACAATATATTGATGATGTTGAATCAGGTGTAATAATCACAAATAACTATATAAAATTAGCTGTACAAAGATTCAGAGATTTTCAAAATAGGGATGATATGTATTTTGATGCTGAAAAGGTTAAATCTGTTATTGATTTTATTCAACTTATAAAGATGTATGAGGGGGAAAAAGCACATCAATCGTTTAAGGTCGAAAACTGGCAGCAATTTGCAATTTGCAATATTTGGGGGTGGTTTTATAAGGAAAATAATAAAAGGGTCACAAGGGATGCTTTAATTTTCATCAGTCGAAAGATGGGTAAAAGTTCATTCGGGGCAGCACTGGCATTGAATCAATTATTGAACGATGGTGAAAATAGTCCATCGGTAATTTTTGCGGCAAATAGTGCTAAACAGGCGCATTTAATTTTTGAAAAGTCGGTTGAATTTGCAAAAAGTTTAGACCCAAATTGCGCAAATAAAAAAGGTAAAAAGGGGAAATATTTACAGATTTACAGGAACGAGATTAAAAGTAAATTTAACATCGGCAAATTACAGGTTGTAAGTACTGACACATCATCAATAGAAGGACAGGGGGCATCGACATATATCTTAGATGAATTTCATCAAGCCGTAGACAATAAGGTACTTACATCCCTTAAATATGGGCAGGGAGCCAGGAAAAACCCGCTTGGAATTATCATCACAACCGCGGGAAGTAATCTGAATAGTCCGTGCAAACAGCTATATGATACATCATGTGAAATTTTGACAGGTGTAAAAACTAGTGATAAAACATTTAGTTTAATTTTCGGCTTAGAAGATGGGGATGAATGGGATGATTATAGCAAATTAGAGAAGGCAAATCCGAATATTAACGTAACTGTTAGTAAATCTGATTTAATAGCGCAAATTGAAGAGGCAAAAAATAACAGTAGTTTAGAAAGTGAGGTTAAAACAAAAGTTTTAAACTTATGGGTTTCATCATCGGATGTCTGGTTAACTCATAGTTTATTATTAAAAAATTCACAGAATATAAACATTGATGATTTTAAAGGTCAAAAATGTTGGGTCGGGGTTGATTTGGCAGCGGTTTCAGATTTGACCGCCGTATCAATTATGTGGATGAAAGATGAAAAATATTATTTCAAAACAAATTATTATTTACCGCAATCGGCATTAACTGAACACCAACAAAAAAGTTATTATCAAAAAGTATTTAATCAGGGTGATTTAAAAATAACTGCAGGTAACGTTACGGACTATGATGATATAACAACCGATTTATTAAAATTAAAACAGGTTTGTACAGTAATGTGTGTTTACTATGATAGCTGGAACGCCACCAGCTGGGCATCAACGGCAACAGAAAAGGGTTTAAATTTAGAAATATATAGCCAAAAATTGGCAAATTTCAACAGACCGACAAAAGAATTTGAACGACTTTTAAAATCGGATAAAATAATTTTGGATAATAATGAGTTAACCAGATTTTGTTTTGGAAATGTTATGTTAAAATATGACCAAAATGAAAACTGTAAGCCTGTTAAGGCAAATAATAAATCAAAAATAGATGGTGTTATTGCTATTTTGTCCGCGCTTGGTGGATATTTACAAACACCATCAATTAACACAAAAGTTTATTCATTTTAATCAATTTCAATCAAATTAAGAAGGCTGGTAATTCATTTTATTGGTCTTTTTTTATGTGTCCGCCG